GCTGTGGAAAGATCGTTGCGGATCAAGTTTTCGATATCGAGCGAAGACTGCATCATCATCAAGCGTGTGATGTCAGTAAATGCGCCAACAGTGCGTGGGGTCATTGTTATTTGACCAAACGTTGGTTCACTTTCCGAAGATGCTCCACCTTCCGAAGAAATCCAGCCACCAGCAGATGCGGCACTTTTCTTTGGAATAGCTACGTTGCCCGATAGGCCAGTTAGCATAGTAGCGCCAGCAGCCATAACCGAAGATGCGTTGCGAAGAACATCAACAAAATCGCCGCCACGGAAGTCTTCGGCAACTAGGCCGCCGTCATCCGAAGTGTTGATGTCGCGCTTTGCCCATTGACGCAGAACGTCTGTTGGGATCATCAAGCCACGGGCCTCACGGCCATATACAGCTTGAGCAGCGGCAGATGCTTCGAACTCGAAAGCAGCGTCGCGCTGTGCATTGCGGTCAGTTGGGTTCGCCATAGCGCGGATAGCGCGCATTAGCGAGAAGTTGCGAACTTCTTTCTTGGTCAAACCAAGGTCTTGCGCTTCCAATGGTGCATTGCCGATAACTTCTAGCAATTCGCCACGGAATTGAGCAAGTGACTTGCCCTCAGAAACAGCTTTTTCAGCCATTTCGCGCTTGTTGTGTTTTGACGCAAGGCGGAAGATTTCCGCAGTGTCTTTGGCAGCGGAGCGGGCAGCTTCAGCCTTGACCGCTTCCATATCTACTTGATGTTCCATTGGGAACTCCTTTGTAATTTGGATTGAAGTGGGTTGTGTATCAAGGTTGTCAACTGCGCTGCGCCCCACACCGACTGTCCTGTCAGCAGGGATCGAAACAACAGAAACTTCCATTGGTGTCCAAGAAGTTGCACGATACACTTCGCGCCCTTCCTTGTCCAATTTGTTGATTTGATAACCAACGCTGATGTTTGCTCTGATGCCATCAGCAACATCATCAAAGACATCTTTGGCAAGTCCGTTCTTTCCAAAACGTACTGTCGCGCGGAGTCGCCGCGCCGAGCCATCAAGGTCTACTGATTCCACTACGCCAATTTGTTGAGTTGGGTCGTGATCCAGCAACAATGGCGCGCGACCAGAATTAAGGAAAGACAGGTCAATGCTGCTCGCCTTATGGTCTAATATCTCTGTTCCGAAAGAACGCTCAACTGGCGCTTCGGAAGAAACCGCAATCTTAACACGGCGCGTGTCAGCGTTGATAACAGCATCTTCCGCACCCATTGCGCGAGTTGACATTGTATCACGCGAAAAGCGCTCCGTTTCTTCGGCAACGATTTCAGTTTCAGCCGCTACGGCTTCTACTTCTTCAGCGTTAACTTCTTCATTTTCCATCGCATCATTCCTGACATTTTCGGTGATTGTATCAGAATTGTCTATGTCTTGCATAGTGCGTTCTTCGTTTAAGCTATCCATGATGTTTTTGCTCCATGTAAAACCAGCATCACCACCCCATAAAGCCCAAGCAATACGTCCGTTCGATGGATAGCCCTTTTCGCCCTGTCTAAATCCTTCTGCTTGTTTATCCACCTCATGGCGGCTGAAGAATGAAAACATACGCTGAACCGTATCTTCTGACAGGTTCCTATCGTTCACAATATCACGCGCACGCGCAATGCCAATTTCAGTGCCACCTCGGCCAAATTCGCTACGCCAATCAAGGCCGCGCTGCGCATCTGCTTTCATGCCGTCTGTGGTCTTATACGGCATTATCACCCTCATCTATTACTGCTGGTACTGGCTGCTTTTCGCCAAACGGTTCATAAGCCATCGTTAAGCCAAACTGCGCGGCCATTTCCTTATCGCGTTGTATTTGCGCAAATGTTTCTTCAGCATCACGCCCATAATTTGCTGCAATATCTGTGTGACTTAATATGCCGTTATGCAATCCAACAACCGCAGCATTGATTTCCTTCAATGGGTCAACCCACTGGAATCCACGTCCACGCCAAGTAATTTCGCGGGTAAACTTCTCATATTTACCAGCACCAAAGATCGGAATAAGCTGAAAATCCATAACGTGTTCTAGCCAAACGCGAAATAACGGATCAAAAAAGTGTTCGATCATAAACCTGTGTAAGGTACGATAGAAATCACGTTCCTCTAATGCGCCTTGGCGAACAGATGAATATGATGTGCCTTCAAGATCGTTAGCAAGGGCAGTGTAACTTACACCAAGCCCCCCAGCCACGCCACGCAGGATAGCTTTCTCGAAATCAGCGAACGCAGATGTTGGGTGCGTTGGATCAAACGCCTTGAAGTCAACCCCAGCAGGAAGCTGATGGAAAGTGCCAGCTTCAGCATCGTAAATCGGCGTAAACGTATCTTCATATCCATCGGCGGTAAATCCATCTCCAGCGGGTGAAGTAAAGAAGCCCATCTTTGCTGCACCAACACGCGCAGCCACAAGTTCAGCCTCACGATAGCCGTGCAACATCTTCAACGATGCAATTGCTGATGCTGACCAAGGAACGCCACGGGTCTGATCTGCACGCTCTGGACGGTAGATGTGCATCATCTGATCAGCAGGAATACGAACCTTTTTCTTACCAGATGATAGCGTAATATAATCATAATCGCCGGGATGATCTGTAGCAACATAGTATGCCACTGGACGGCGCGTTTGCGCATCAATCTCAACACCCATCCTAACTTTGTTATTAGAATTTGGTGCCATTTCGTTCATATCTTCGTCAATGCGATCAGGCTCTATGATCATCAACGCAATGCCGTGACGCAAAAATGGACGCTTCACAATCTGCAAAAACACTTCGCCATCACGCGCAACGCCAGATATAATATGATTGCTTAGATCAATCATACTCATGCCACCATCAACTGTAGCTCCACCCATGCGACAGAACTCAGCCCAAGCGCCTTCAATAATGTTATTTCCGCCCATATCAATTGAGCCATCAGGGTTGCGTGCTTTTAGCTGCAAACGGAAGCCATTCTCGCCGACAACATTGGTGCGTAGCAATTGAAGGTATCGCTTGAAGTATTCATTGTTTCGCTCAAGGTCGCGCGAACGGTTGCGAAGATCACGCAATGCCCAACGAATTTCGCTATCAGCGCTACGGTTACTGGCGTTGAAGTCTGCGAAAAGTCGGCTTTTAGATGCAGCAGCGTAATTACGGCGCGCAACTGGCTTCTTGTCGCGCTTGAAGAAATCAAGAAGCCCCATTAGCTAAACCTCACTTTAACGGTTGTTCCACTTGGCTTGCCGCGCTTTATTCTATCAGAGCGTTTTTCCGCAAGCACCTTGGATTGATAATAGTTTTTGGCTTCCATAAGTTCAGCAAAGGTAAGTTTAGTCAAGGATCGCCCAGCAATGGAGTAGCTTGAAACATCGCTGTCAGCCTTTCCCTCAAGCAGACTTTCAATCTTGTCCAGCATTATCTCAGAATGTGTGCGCGGATCAGCTCCATTCGCATCAAGATCAGGAATTGCTGTAAAGTGACCGTTATCAACAACAATGCGATTACCGCTTGATGTCTGGATCACCTCAAGTTGCCAATGATAATAACCAGCAACAAAATCTTCTGATGTCACGCTATCAACTGTGAACAGATAATAATTTGCGCTTTCAGTTGCCGTTATCAATATTTCGGTGTTTCCACCTTGCGTTATGCGTGCAACATATTGCGCAGAATAACTTGCTGGAGGATAATCTGTTACAAGATCACTGCGCTTCCATTGAATAAAGTCACCAACAACTACTTCCAGCGGTTCGCCTTCAGGAGCATTATCAACGTCAAAGAGATTGGCCATTATTTATACCCGTGGACAAATCCGCTGCGGCGCGGCAAAGATGGACGGCGCGCTGGTTGCGCCTTTTCAGGCGATTGTACCCTACTTTGGGCCTGTCGGTAAAGCCCTTCTATGTTTAGATTTAATATGGCTAAAGCAGCAGTCGCATAAACACGGCAATCGAGCGCCTCATTTCGCGTTCTGATCTTGGCCCATTCCATCCTTGGCCTTCCCTTGAAGTATTTAGTTACTTTCTTTTCGGCAGTTAGCATACGAAAATACTCCTCATCCCTGTTATCTGGGAAGTGACAGTATCCATCGCCCTGTTCAGTTATCTTCAACCTAGAATATATTATTTCCTTTGCAGTATCAACTCCAACAGGGAATAGATTGATTTTACCAATATTGTTCTTTGTAGGGCGTCCAACAACAGGCTTGCCCTCACCGCCAATACCCTTGATAGCAAAGATGCGATTTCCAGCACGCAATCGAGCATAGTTGTAAACTTGTTGCGTATAATGGCCCCCACTATCTACGCAAGCTGATCTGACAACCATATCGCCAGAAAGTGGGTGCGAATAGTTTCGCTTGAGTAGTAAATCCAAACGGTTCCAAAGTTCTGCAGTAGATGGGTCGCCATATAAAGTTTCATAGGCGATTGACCAACTTTCTTCGCCACGGCCCCAGCCAACTACCTCAATTTCAAGTCGGTTGTCCTGAACGTCAACTCCAGCGGTAAGCAACAATATGTCTTCTGGAAGCTCGTCGCCCCAACTTTCACCGCGATCCATTAAATCAGCTTCGTCAACTCGATCACCCTGCTCCTCCCAAGTTTCACCAAGAAACGTGTTTACCCAAGTTTTAAGCCGCATCGGATCGCGCTTTGAGTTAAGGAAGTCCTCAACAGCCTCATAAAGTGGCGTCCAAGGCGAATATAAGCCATTTATGTGGAACCCGGCAATCTTGCCCTTCGCTGTTGCCGTTGCTCGCCATTCACCACGGCGGATTGCGCGAAACCTTGCTGTGTCGTCCCAGCAAGTTCCACAATGCTCGCAAGTATATTGCGAAGTGTATGGGTTTTTGTCAGTCCAAGTGACATTTGCCCACTTTAATGTTTCATACTCACCGCAATCAGGGCATGGTACAAAAAACCTACGCTGATCACTTTCATCGTAAGCCTGTTCAATCCTAGACGCACCTTTTTCAGTTGGCGTACTCACCAAAATGATCTTACGGTTCCAAAACGTGCTTGAACGCTTCTTTGCAAGCGACACTGGATCGCCCTCAGTGCCAGCAGAAATTGGATACCTATCAACCTCATCGCACAAGATAATTCGGCATGGGCGAGAGGCCAGTGATGCAGGCGAGTTTGCGCCACAAGCAGTAACGTGTCCGCCCGTGAATGTCTTATGCAGCGTCGTGTTGCCGCTATCACGGCTTCTTGGGTCTTTAATCTTATCCATTAACGCTGGAGTGTCGCGGATAGCTGGCGCAAGCCTATCCTTAGACCATGTTTGCGCCATCTCAAGAGTGGGCTGCACCACAAGCATTGGCGCTGGATCTTGGTGGATGTGATAACCAACAACATTGTTGATAAGTTCAGTCTTGCCTATCTGTGCGCACGTCATAAGGACGACAGTT